GCTGTGCGATTGCGCCCAGCGCCGTGGTGTCGGCCAGCAGTTCGTCGGTCGCATACATGACAGCCATGAGCTTGTTGAGCTTCAATTCCATCTGGCGAAACTTCGGCTTTGTCGCTGTAGCGGTGTCGCCTTCGGCGGCCCAGTATGCCTGCACGCCACCCCAACGGCTACCGGTTGCGCGGCTAGTCTCATCGACTGCGTTCATAATCAGACCGTTGGCCCCGGCCCCGATGGGGATACGGCGCACACGGGGGACAACCTGCCCGACTTCAGTTGCAGCGCGGAAAATTTCAGAGCTGAAATTCGGCTGAACCAAAAAACCGCCGTCGCTCGGCACGGTCTCGTTAGCGCCAAGAATAGCCTTTTGCGCTTTCAGCCGTTCGTCGGTGCGGTGCGGCTGTGTAGCGGCAACGTAGACAGCTTTAAGCTGCTCGCCCAGGCTAGGCCACGGCATAGCGGCTTTCTTGTCGGTTTCGTCTTCCGTGACAATGAGATGACCGCCGCTCTTGGTAGCGGGTTCATTTTCGATGCGTTCCTTGAACGCTTTCAACGTGGCGAGTTCATCCCGCAGCGCTTTCAGGTCGGCGGGGTCCGCTTGCGGTTCGAGTTCGTCGAGCGCCTTTAGCGCCTTGGCCCGTTCCGTGTAAGTCTGCGCTTCTTCCAGATTACCCGCCGCGATTGCGTCCTTGGCTTTCTGGATTAGCTCCGCTAGAGTTGGCATGTTTATCTCCTACAATGTCAATAAGGTGAGTTCGATTTCGATTCGGCGTTGTGTCGATTCGTCGGCTACGGTTGCCACGGATGCGCTGTCCGTCTCTGGCTGTTCCGTCTCGGCGTCTGATTCGATTTCAGCCGGTAACAATGATTTGAGCGCTGGATAGCACTCAGATAACGCTTTGATAGCGGTTATCACGTTTTGGGTAATCATGCGGGGTTCCATCGGCGTCACGGTCAATGTGTCACGTCGGATAGGCCATCGGACAATCTGCCCATCGTCGGCTTTTTCCACGCTATCGCTGACCGCTTCGCTACTGTTGCCGATTAGCCCCGCTTCGATAAGTTCTTCCAAGTATTTGACATAGCGATTGCGCCGGTTCAACACACGCTCGACAAACAATCCACGTTCATCGACTCGCGCCGTTTTCCAGTCCACACGGCCCAGGATCTCGTCTTTTTCCAGTTCCCCGTGGCCATGCTCCCAGTCCACAGCGACCAAATCGACCGCCGTGTAAGGCGACTCAAAGACGGTCGACTTTGTAAAATACTCGCCACGGGTGCCGTTTTTGTTGAGTCGTGGTGAGAGCGTACCTTCCAAATCACGACCGCCGAAGAGAACCATGTAATTACCGACTCGCAACTCTTCATCCGTCTTGGAGATAGCTTTTAGTGCGTTGCTATCGTCGGCTGTCTTTTCGTCGGTGCGTTGCCAGTCCAGGCAAGCCCAGAAGCCGGGCGACTTAGGATCACGCTTGGCGCTGCAATTGTGCCGTGCCAGGAAGTTGGCGCGCCGTTCGGGGTTGTCCCGTTGCATGTCCAGGTTCGGGTCCCCATAATGGACAAGATAATCCTTGCCATCTACGGTCACGGTGCGCATGTATTTCTTGTCGTCACGAGTGGACGGTCTGCGCCGTGTAGCCGTGACAGTGACGCCGTTATAGGTGTACGATGCTTTGACATCGCTACTTGTGTTTTGCGGCTTGCCATCTTCGGGCAGTCCGCTGCGCCGCTTGCGCCGAATCAGTCGTTGCCGTTCATCGTCGCTCAGTCGCTCAGCACGGCTACGGGGTAGGCACTTAGGATAACGCTCACGGTAATCTGACTGACTCATACCATCCGTGGGACGCCCGCACGGTTCAAAACCGCCGCCGTCTTTAGGCCGTGAGATGTCTACCCACTCTTCGGCAAACCATTGCCCCAGGTCCTTGTAAGCCGCTTTCAGTACGTCGTCATCTTCAATCAAGTCAAGTAACGTATCAACGCCTGCGCTATAGCTCTTGCCGCTTGTGTAGCCGCTCTCGCCGTCTCCATAGCGTTCTTTGACCATACGTTCGTATTCTTGCACGAGATAGCCGTTAGCGTAGGCGGATGGGTATACGTTGTACTTGCGCCTAGCCTTGTCTCTTGCGCTTCGCCAGAGCGCCGGATATTTTACGTCATCCGGCACATCTTCGGCTTTCATTTCATCTTCGACATATCCACGTTCATCGTCGTCGTCTTCCATTTCGTCATCGTCGTCATCGGCTTCCCACGCATCGCACGTGTAGCCCGCCTGAAATGCGAAGTTGTACAGCGTGCATTGCATACCTTCGGCGTATTCGCACGTTTGGCAGCGTTCCGGTTCGTCGGTGCCAACGAAACGATAATTTGGCGCATCGGATTGCGCCTTGTCTACGTTGGGTTCACTGGCATACAGCGCGGCCATTTGGCGCGCCGCCATTGTACGTGTTTCGTGACATCCTTCACGTTCCGACGTGCCTTCTTTGTAGACACAGTATTGATTGTTTTCCCTGCGAATTTCCCAAGGCATAATTTTGTCCGGTAAATAAAAAACCGGCGACATTGCCGAGAGAGTTTGTCTCAGCTAATGTCGCCGGGTACGGTTGAAGCCCGTAGCGGGCATTTATTCGATTATTGATAACCCCACACGGCTAGGATAGCGTTAGTGTCTATCCGGTGAGCTTGCCCACGTTCGCCGTGCGGAATTAGTCACAATTCTCAAATCACGGGGGAGGGACTCGAACCCTCATTGCCATTTCGGAGTGTTGCCGCGAGCGCTCTAGGTGTACACTCTTTAACACTACCCCGTGTTACACTACCCACCCAACCACGGGAACTCAATCTCATCTTCCACCGTCTCCGCATCGTCGCCATTGATGACGACAACAGACGATGCAGCGCCTTGACGCAACATCCACAGCACAGCGCCGATTACAGCAAACAGCATCACAGCGGATAAGCTACTCAGTCTGATAGTCAACGTGTCACCTTTGCCGTTTGCTTGGCGTCAATCTGCGCAATAGCACGTTCGATTTGTGCCGATTCTAGTAATATCGCCCGCCGACGTGCTACCAAATAATCACGTAATACGTTCGTTTGTTCTATCGGCGTGCTACGGTCCAGTGTAGCATATTCGTTTTCATAATTCAACACCCTGGTTGCCACACGCATCGCCTTTACCCCCGTCGCTATTCATCTAATGCACGTTGGATTGCCTGCTCAAAATCGTCTACGATGCGCTGTCGGTTGTTGTCTACAGCACGTTGGTCAGTCAACCAACGATTTCGATGTATTGCCGCTTGAAACTGTTGACTGCCCACGAACGGCCCATAGGCGGTGTTATTGCCCACTTCACCCGTTAGTCCTTGCCCGCTCTCGTTTAGTTGAGTAGTCCAGCGCCTGCCGTATGTGCCGGTACGAATGTAACTGCTATTAGGTCGAGCCGGTGGATATTGTGCCATATCCCGCTGAAGACGAAACACGGAGCGCTGCATCGGCGGGCGCAATACGTTATTCACATCCTGCGCATTGTTCAGCTTGCGCATGAGTGCATCAATGCCACGAATCTCTATGTTCGCCATGTGTCAAAACCCAGCAACGCAATAAGATTCTGCAATTCTTGAGCCGACACATTAGAAGATTTCTTGAACAACACGCCATTATCTCCATCGTAGGGTTTCCGATGGTCGTGATTGCTGTGCAAAATCGCAACAGGAATCCCCAATGGGAACGCATTGCATGTTAACTTTTCCGCGTTTTCGTCTTGGTCAAAATGCTCACAAAAAACGCAAATCGGCGGTACTACTTGCATTTTTTCCTCACTTTATGTTGAGTACTTTTCTGTATCGCGCCAACTGCTCAAGAGCCTGTTCACGCTCGATACCAGCTTGCATATCCGAAACCCACGTAGGCGAAGACGTCCACGTATCAGGTCTTGCAATAGTGTCTAACAAAATCTTAAATCGTTTCACAAAAACAGGCGGATTGGTTCTGTTGTGTTGCAAAGCGGCAAATGCTTCTGCAAAGTTTTCTTGCGTGTTTGTTGTAGAGTACCTCGACAAAAGTTTTGTAGCCTTGTTTTGTTCTCTCCACATTTGCAAAGTATCGCTTACTCTACCAAAACCCGAAAGACTGACAAAGTCAGTCCACGCCTCTTTAACCGAGTTTGACAACCACGAATCTACCAAATGCCCGTACTCGTGAGACATAATCGATTCGATGCTGTGATCGGCGTCTGTCCACTGTGATTTTTTGCTATAGCTTAATGTTTCTCTAAACCTGTCGGGGTTGCCGTAATACTCTGGATTCAAGCCAATTTGTTTGCCGTTGCTGTAGGCATGGGCAATGTGTGAACTACTATCACCCGAAAAATTTGATTCGATTATTGGTGTTTTTCCTCGATAAGTACCTACATAACGCAACCTTTCCGTAACTTTGGGATATTGTTTTGAAAGGCTATCAAACTGCTTTAGTGTTGGATTGATTGTATCGATGTGCGCTCCTTCAAAATCCCATGTGATGCCGGGGTAATTTTGTGAAGCCCACAATTCGGCTTCTCTCAAATCGGCAAACTGTCCGGGAGCGTTTACAACGACTCTTTGCGCTTCTGGTTCGTCAATGACAGGTACAATCCAACATCGGCACCGTGGATGCGCTGGGGGAATGCGATAATTGCCACCTGCAAATCTTGCAGCCGCTCCATTGCCACCAGGATGGATGAATCCCCCCGCTAATGATGCAAGTACGCCGCGCCTATTTTGGTCATCAATGCTCGCCGGTTCCGATCTGCTATCTCCAAACGTCAAACCGCCCAGCGGCGCACATATCGGGCATACTCGTTCATCGTTCGATGTCATCCACTGCACTTGTGACACTACACCGCTTTGCCGATATGCTAACAAATTCGCTTCAGCGTATGCCCG